GTTCGCTGCTGTTAAACCAGTAAACGCCGTCGTCGCCGTTGCATTGAGCGAGAAGAAGTCGAACTCATTGACGACGTTGCCAGAAGCAAACCACTCGACGTTCTTGTTCGCTGTCGGTCCCAGGTTGTTGCGGCCATCCCAGATATAGCCGACAACCTGTTGCGTATTTGGACGCCAGATATAAATGACAGGACAAGCGTGCGTCGCCCCCGAACCGCTCGTCTGACCGGCCCAGAATGTGACCGTCAATTCCTGCTGCGGAATAGTTTGCGCAGCAAGATAGGGTGAACTGAATCGGGAGAAATAGAATGACTGCGCCTTCGTTGCGTCGTCGGTGTCATTCGGCGCAGTGATAACAACCTGCGTGCCGCCCTTAGCCGTTGTCGTGATGGCTTTCTCAACACTGGCGGCTGCGGCTTCAAAGTATTTAGCAGGCGCAGCACGCGGCAGGTTCGGGTGCTTCGACCCGCCTGTCGGTGGCGCTACAGGTACACCGTCACCGAAGAAGAGTTTGAACGTGAGTGCCATTAGAGATACTCGCCGCTCAGCGTGCAGCTAGGGAACTTGCTGATCGTGGGCATGACCGGGCAATCGAGTACCGGCTTGGGATTCGTCATCCCTGCCCAGCATTCACCGCACTGACAGCACACGCCGTCGATGCGCCATCTAACGCCGTTCTCAACGTTGCGATAGATGACGCTCGTCGGCGCGCGCGACTCGATGAACACCGCCGCGACGCAAGTTGCTTCCACGACTTTAAGCGTCGGTGAAGATCACGCCTGGGGATGCGTTGCTGAACTTCACAGTGAATGAGTCACCGTCATTCAGGGTCACGTTCGAGCCATGATCCCACCACATGACAAGAGCATCGACCGGAGCCGACGCAGTGTCGTTGTATAGCCCGTAGTAGCGGAACGGACCAATCGCCGCGCCCGCCGCCGTGATGACAACTTGCGCGCCTTTCACCTCCATTGTGCCTGCGGGATTTTCCGCGTTGGTCACAGTGACGGTTGCGCCGCCGCCAGCACCGCCCGTATAGCCGGTGCCTGACGTAGCGAGTTGCGCGGCTTGCGAAAGCATCGTGTGCGTGGCAACAGGCAACGTCGCAGACAGGAACAGTTTGAACACATGCGACTGCCAGTTATGCACGCCTTTATTCTTTTGAATGACGTAGTCGTTGTACTTGTTTGCTGTAGGCATTTGAGTGAACTCCTTTAGGCCAGTACAGGCCGTGAACGAGATTGATAGACGCGCTGGCGCGCGGCCCGAATAGTTGCTTCGCTTTGCACTTGCGCTGCTTGCGCAGCCGCTGTGAACGTCGCACCGATAGTGTTGCCTGCATCCTGCCGATTCTCTTTGCGCAGTGATGCGACCTCTTGACGCAGCGCACGCAACTCCCCTGAGAAGTCCGGCAGACCGCGAACGAAGTTCGACTCCTGTGCAGGCAAGACCAATTCATCTTTGTGAAGCAACGCAGGATAATTGTTGAACGGAACCCGCGACAGACCTTCGGCGTGCGGATAGCCCAGCGTATAAAGATCAGTGCGCGCGGACAGGAACTGAGTCAAGGCTGTATAAACATCAATGAGATGATTATCGATGTTCACGAGATAGCCGACCGACAACTCGAGGTTCTTCAACGATGCCTCTGCATAGTTCTGCCGTATCTTTGTCTCAGCCGCCGCGCCTTCCATTTCCTTCGTGATCTGGTTAAACAACTCGGTGTAGCCTTCGCCTGAGCCGTAGTAATCCCTGCCGCCTTGCAGCAAGGCCCGCGCAGCCTCTTGCATACGCGATACGTCTTCAGCTTGGTATCCACCTGCCTCCGCTTTGTTGCGTGCCGAACCGTATTGATTCTGAAGCTCCCACATCCTTGCACTTGGATCGAGCGTCGTCAGGGTCTCGTCGACCTTCAACGAAGCATTGAAGTCCAAGAACGATTGCGTGGCGGACTTCATCGCGTCACGCGTCTCGATCAAGGTACTCTTGTGACGCTCATAAGCATCGCGCAAAGTATCAAACGCTTTGTCGTACCTTTCCTGTGCCTTGATAGCACCGTCCGTCGACTCTTTGAGTTCAGCGAACGCGCCAGCAACTTTCATCAGCGCAATATAACGCTGTCTGTCCCCCTCGACTTCGAGGTTAAGACCTTCAACGATCTCACGAAAACGCGCAGGCGTATAACTACGCAAAATTGCTTCTGAAAAGCCTGTCCACCCACTACCCGATTCATTGAGTTGCACGGCCATCTGTTGATAAGCCAAAGACTCGCGCTCTTTGTCGGTGTAGAACTTCTCTTGATACGTCGCAACACCGGACGCCAAACTATCGACACCGCCAGCAAGCAGGACGAGCTTCTTCGCTGCGTCTTCCGATATCTTGCCCAGGTAGGATGTCTTCAGACCCATCGCCTGCACGTGCGCTTGCAGACCAGCAAGCGAATCGGTGCTTGACCGCGCGGCTGTGTCGAGCTTGGCAAAGGCATCGCTTGCAGCAAGCATTGACGCGTATTGACGTTGCCCTAGTTCTGTCGTGAGATCAATCGCTTCAACTTGCTTGCGAAACCATTCCTTGTCATAGGAACGAAGAATCTCTTCCGACCATCCTTGCCACCCCGAGCCAGCAGCGTTAAGTTGATTCGCCAACTGCTGATAACCGATGCTTAATTGCTCTGCCTCGCTGTAGTAGTTGGCGATGTAACTCGACATGTTCGACGACAACTGTTCAACACCGCCGGAGAGTTCTGCGAGCGCAACTGCGGCTTCAAGCGAGATGCCCTGAAGCTCTTTCATGTTGCCGCCCATCGCTTGCATTGCTTTCCAGTATTGTCCGACAGCCGCGACTTGCTCGAATGCCCCGAGCTTCGCTTGATCCGTCATGCCCACAGTGATCTTGTCAAAGTAGGCAAGCATCTGCGGCTCCATGCCAGAGTTGCGCAACGCTTCGACCATCACCGTTGCCGATCCTTCGGCCAACGCCTTCGCCAATTCTTCCGGTGTGCGTCCGGCTTCTCTGTTCACCGACTCGCTGACCTCGCTGCGAATGTGCACCATCGACGGCGCTGTGCCAGCCGGGTCCATCGAGTAGCCAACGCCGAATTGCATATTCTGATTCGACGATCCAAGCAACGTCGCCATGCGCCGATACTGAGAGTTCAAATCCGACACCGCACGTGCGGCGTTGGTGTCCATCTGATTACCGTATGCGCCGATCAACGTGCCACTATCCAAGCCGAACGAGCCTTCGACCTTTGGCCCGCCTTTGTGCTTGCCCCACTTCTTGTACGCTGCATAAGCGGCAATCGCCGCGAGCGCGACCCACCCGGCAACCGGCACCGCAGCGAGCGCAGCACTCGCGCCCGCACCGGCACCACCGGCTGCACCGGCACCGGCTGCACCGGCCAGGGTGCCGCCTTCCGCAGCCATGATGCCCGTCGAGGCCATGTAGCCCTCAAAGGCCGCGCCAGCCGCCCCGCTGGTCGACATGATGGGTCCGGCCGCGCCCACCCCTGACAACGCCAAGCCGCCGCCTGTAGCCCCGGCGTAGCCCGCCGCAATATTGCCCACCGCGCCACCGACCCCTGCGCCGCCCGCCATCCCTGACAAGCCCATGCCGCTGCTGTAGGCGTTGTACATCCCGTACATGCTTGTCGCGTTGCCCATGTTGATGCCGCCACCGCCAGCACCGCCGCCGCTACCGCCGCCAGAAAATGCGGCCATGACTGTCGGACGAAGAATCATCGTCCTGAATAGATTCTTGATGTAGTCGGATGCAGAGCGACCGCCTTGCATGAGTTGATCGGCAAACGATTGTCCGACCTGCTCCCAGGCTTTGTCGTATTCCTTCTTCGCTTCATCCGCTAACTTCTTATGCGCCTCAAGCAACTCTGTGCCCTTCAACGCATTCACGACTCTTTGTTGATCCGAAATTTGCTGCTGATAAAAGGCACGGCTAACCGGATCGGCCTTGACCATCTCAAGCGTATCTTTCAATCGCAGCAACGTCGTCTCGGCAATCTCGCTCTTCAGCTTGCCGAAGTTTTTGAGTTCTGTTTCTGCCGCCGTCGCCGCTTCTGCTGATGCCTTTAGCGTAGCGGCATCATCTGTTGCCGCCTTGTCGATCATCTTTTGCTCAAGCTCGACGTACTTCTCCATCGCTTCAGCTTGCTCTTTGAGCTGTTGCACATAGAACGGTTGCTGCTTCAGCAGCGAATCAACAATAGTGCGGTACTGCTCTTCGGTGTAGTTGCGCTTCTTGCTTTCGGCATTAATGATCTTCATCGAGTCGATGAAGTCATCGTTGTATCCAGCAGCCTTCGCAGTGCCGCCGCCGACGATCTTGTCGAAATCATCGGCTTGTTTTTGCGCTAGCTTGATTGCATCTTCGGCAGCCTTCTTCGCAATCTTTGCGAGTTCATCTGCCTTCTTCTTGGCGTCCGCTATTTCTTTGTCGGTTTGCCCCTGACGTATTCTTTCCTTCGCCTCTTCTGAACCTTCACCGCCCGCTGCCATTGCCGCTGCTTCTCGCGCAGCCTTGGACATCAGATCGAGCTTCTTTTGAAAACTTCCCTTGAAGCCTTGCGTGTTGCCAAAAGAGATCGCGGCAAAATCTTCGGACCAAATAGATTTTATCTTCTCGCCCAAATCTTCTACGGTCTTGTATGCCGCTGAAAAGTCCATCGTACCCAAGTCGATGATGACTTTAATTAACGACACTACAGCATTGATGACACTTTCAACAACCCGGTAGATCAACTGAAAAGCAGTGATTGCACCAGCAAGCCCGTGCCCGACAGCTTCAGAAAAACTGTTCGCCCCTTGATTCGCACCGAGTGCATCAGCCGCATCGCCCATCCCAAACATGGATGCAGTCGTCTCTTTAATCACGAGCTTGAATGCCTCGGTCGCAGGTACAGTGCCAACTAGTATCGCTTGAATGTATTGTCGCGACTTCGATGTGAATTCAGCGTTAGCGTCATTCAAGCCATCGACCGACTGAATCATTTCATTATTGAGTCGCGTTGCGAACGCTGTCTCATCTGCGAGAACCTTTATTGCCTTACCTAGTTCAGCAGCACCTCGGCCAGCCACAGCCTGCAATATCTCTGTCTTTTCAACGCCATCTGCGTACTTGCCCATTGCAACACCGAGCGCCGCAACGCGTTCTGCCGGGTCCAGCTTTATGAAGTCTTCGTACTTGATGTTGATGCGCGCCAACGCTCGCGCTGCTTTGTCGCCTTCTTCATCGGTCGCCTTGAGTATCCGCGTCATCGCACTCATGTGGCCTGCCATGCTTTGCATGGATATACCGGCCACATCTGCCGCCGTCTGGAGCTTCGCAATGTTGACCGCAGATGCGCCTGTCATATCGGCAAGGTCTGCGTAATCACCCGCCTCTGACATCAATGCATAAAGTTGCTTGACGGCATCAATTGCTATCTGCACACCCTTCTGAATAGCGTCAGCAAAAAGAGCACCCTTGACCGACGCCGCAGTCATTTGATCTTCAAAACTCTTTACATCGCTGGCACCCTTCTTCGCGCCTTTGCCAACACCTTCAGCGGCCTTCTCTGCTTTCTCAGCAGACTTCGAAAAGTCATCGAGCGCCCTTCTCCCGTCGTCAACTTGACGCGAGTCAAGACCGATGCCAAGTGTAGTTATGTCCACAGACTACTCCTCGACTTCTTCGGCAGGCTTCTTCTCGTCGTCAGCAGATGCATCGCGCAAAGCCTTATCCATACGAACGAGCGTGTCGAATTCCCACGGCGTCGGCTCAATGTTTCGGTTAGCAAAGAAGGCGCGCAACTCTGCCTCTGAGATAGCTGCAAAGCCACCAAAGCCCGGTGTGCGCGTGCTGCTAAGACGAATGAACCACTCCCAAAGATAGTCAGTCCCAGGAGGCAGCACATGGCTGCGAAGTTCAGTGAGTTCGTCAGGAGCAACACCCGTCATCCTTTCAACAACATGCAGCGTCTCGATCAACGCTACGCCGTCTTTACCTCTTTTGCCACCGCGAGCACCGGCTTCGACGTATGAGCAGATGTCGACTGTGATGGCTTCAAAAAACCCGCCTCATCCTCGAGTGCTGCAAGGATGCGATCCTTCCAACTTGGTTTGACGGCAAGTATCTGCGTCACACGTTCCTTGACGAATGGCGCTGGTTGACCCTTGGACGTAAAGCCAAACCATCCGACGACTACCGCAGCGGCAATCTCGAACTCGTTTTGCCGCAACGTAGCGTCAAGCTGCTCCGCACCTTCTTCGCTCTTGAGATCAAAGCGCGTGCGTTTGACCGCCTGCCGACGAATGGCCTTCTGCCGCTGACCCGACAACGTGCGCTGGTACTCTTCCGAGTCTTTGCCGACGATGATGAAGCCATCGGTCGGCTCGCCCTCTTCATCCCAGGCAACAGCAACGCGCTGCGTGTTGGGCTCTTCCTGAACTTGATCTAATTCCATATCACTTCCATATTCTGTAGTTGCTCACTTGCACATCACCCGTGCCTTCGACGGATTCGACGCCGCACTCGATATCGACGAGATGCTCGTTGCCTGTTGCGAATGGCTTGCCATCCTTGGCCGTGCGCGTCGTGAGATGGTTCAAGATCGTGGCAAGGTTCAGCGTGCCGGGATCGATCTTGGTAGACGGCACAAAACAGATGAACGCCCAGCCACCAGCGAACGGCCGCACAAAGAACACGTGCCAGAGATGACCATCAAGCGTCACGTCATGGCTGTACCAACCCGGATTACGCCCCGTTGGATACGCACCATAGCCACCCCAGTTGTCGAGGATGATCATGATCTCATGCGAGATCGGTGGGCACTTGAAGCCGTGAATCTGTTGCGGACTATCCTGCAACCAGATGTCGAAGGTCAGTTGACCCAAACCTTGCGGGCGTCCCGTTGGATACCGATAATCGAATGAACAGTAGATCGGCGGCAGTCGACCATTCGCGGGTATCGGCAAGAACGACCCAGGCGTCGCACCAGATGGTGCCTTGGTTGAGACGCTTCCATCAGGCAACGTGATAGCGAAGCCGCTTGGATTATTCCAATCCGATTGATACCCAGGCTTTGCACCAAACAGCACGGCGTGATAGCCCTTGACCTCGGATGATCCCTTCGGCACTTTCCAAGCAACACGCCACGCGACTTCACCATTCGGGCCAACGGTTGCACCGCGCCCGAATGACGATTCGTACTTGTTGCCGGTGACGCCTGTGTAGGTGCCGCGCGTCATACCGGCCGTGCCCCACATATTGTCTTCGAGCCAGTACGTGACGTCCTTGCCCATCTGGAGCATATTATTGTGCGACTGCACTAGCGGGATATCCGCTGATGGTGCCGGTGTCGGCCCAGGTGCAGGCGATGGCGCTGGCGATGACGGCGGTGCTGATGTCGAGACGCGCGGATCGAAGGAATCGACCCACGTATTGTTTTGCCACTTCCACCAGCCACCAGCGTTGTTCTTTTGATAGACGACGCCGCTGTGATAAAGCAGCAGCGCCACGTTCGACGAAACGGTATCAACGCCGTCGCGACGAATCTTGTCGTTGGCCACGGACCACCGCACGCCTTGGCTATCGAAGATGGCAGGCGCAGGCGGCAGCGTCGTGCCGCTGGGGCTCTCGGCTTGCACCGCAGGCGGTGCCGGTGTCGGCCCAGGTGCAGGCGATGGTGGCGTCGGAGACGGCGCTGGTGATGGCGCAGGCGCAGGCGTGAACGTGCCCGAGAACGTACCGACGAATGTGCCTGTGAGCTTGTCGCCATCTGCCATGATGCTTCTCCTGAGTTTTGTTTACGAAGGAACGACCGCGCTGTCCTGAAGCTCAATCGTCGTCGCGTTTGCAGCCAGCAACGGCCCGCCGACATCGTTGAACAGCGCGACGAAGTTGTACGTGCGCTTCAGCCCTGTCTCAACGTCATCAGGCGTACTGGAATTGAGCTTGATCTTATGCAGCGAAAACGTATTGAAGTCCGCCGTGTCTGCATTGCTTGCCGCCAGCGCAGAGACGATACTCGTCTCGACTTCATCATCGTAAAGATCGGGAATGTCTGCACTGTCATAGTAGGCCGTGAAGCTTCCGCTCGCCATCAGCTTCCCGGTGAACACGTCCGGTCGGATCACGTCACCGACGACCGGGTCAGCCACCGCACCGCGAGCATCGAGATTGAATGAAAGATCGGTGACCGTGCCGCGACGCGTGCCATTCACGATCAGCGCACCGCCAGCCGCCACCATGACGCCGGTTG